GCCAATCCTTGCCTGTTGGATTGCCTGTGCTAATCCCTCCATAAGTTGCTGCTTCGACTGATTAGTGAACTTTAAGCCCTGTATGTTTACGCCGTCCCTGATCAAGTCCTCGAGGATAGGATCACCAACGCCCGTGCTATCTGCTAATATAGGCGCAATAGGAAGCCTTTTAATCGTTTCCTTTGTATTATGCCAATCCATCTGAAAGCGGTCAAAATACGCCACGTTACCCTCTTTATCAAGCCCTACGATAACCGTGAAGTCAACTGACTTAGCAAGGTCGATCCCGTAACATACTATTGGCTGCCCTGATATTGGTTTAATACAATTCCGTATGAATGTGTTACCAAATGGGTTCGCGCTATTCTCGGACGGGTTTGCCAGATATTCCTGCTCGAATACTACTTTAGGCAATTGGATCTTAGCATCCTCTATTTCTTTATGATTAATATACGGGTTGTCGTAGGTAGTGAATTTAAAACTCTGCCAATCGTTTTCCCCCTGTTTCATAAACATAGAATAAAAAAAGTTTTTCCCTCTTGGCGTAGAAAGGAACACGGCTTTACCCTGATAATCTGTAAGGGTTGGACGAATACTATTATTCCAACCATCTTCTAAGTTCGGAATAAATGCCGCCTCGTCTATGATTACTAAATGGAATTTGCGACCTCTTAAATTATCCAAACGTTCCCCCGTGTAAAATTCAATAGATCCATTATTAGGGCAATAGATCTTTAAGTTGCTAATATTGTTTTTAAACGGAAGCGCAGCCGTTAGCCTTTCAAAGAATGCCTTTGCTAATTTATAGGTAGGCGTAATGTATGCCACTTGCCCGCCCTTGATTGCTTCGCTGATTGCAAGTATCTGGGATAGTTCTGATTTACCAAAACGACGTCCGCACATAACCACAATAAAACGCTTATCGCATTCTAATATCTTCTTTTGGTTTATATGCGGACTTGGTAATTCTATGCGCACTATAAAATAGTTTTGCCTTCAACAAATACAACCTCGATCCTGGTATCTTGCTGAATATCCATTTGTTCTTTAGGCTTGCCATATACTCTGGTTAGTAATGTATCTAAAGAATACAAGCTGCCCTTTTCTAAAGACTTACGCATAGCTGCGGCAATAGTCTTTTCTAATATTGTAGCCTTTGGATTATCCCAAACCTTTTTAAGTTCCTCCATATCCATTGACATCATTACTTGAATCGTGTCATTGATCTCGCTTAGCTTGTAACCTTGCTCTTTAAGTAGGCTGACGTACTTACGCGGGCGTCCGTTTGGGTTACCTGATTCGCCTGGCTTAAATGGTATTAAATGTTCTTTGCTCATTCTGTTATTGTTCTGTTTTTATATACGCTTGTCCGTTTCTTTTTACTTCTAAAGTCGGATCAAGTTTTTGCATCCTATCCACAATCACTTGACAATACTTAGGGTCTAATTCCATACCATAGCATTTGCGATTAAGTTGGTGTGAAGCTACCATAGTTGAACCACTACCAAGAAATAAATCTAATATATTCATTCCTTCTGTACTTGAATAGTTTAAAGCATTTTCAATTAATGGGATTGGTTTCATTGTTGGATGCAAATCATTCTTTTGTGTTCTTGCAAACTCCCAAATATCTTCTTCATTAAATCTTTTGCCATTAAAGAAATCATTAAATCTTCCATAAACAATTGGCTCATATCTACTTTTAAAGTCTTTTCCACTAAATATTGCTTGATTTTTCATCCATATAATAATAGATTTATACTCAATATCTAAGTGAACCATTGGTTGTAATAATTGATTTAATGTTTGACTACCGAAGCATATATAGTAAGCACCAACACAATTAATTTTTATTTCTTTTAATACATCACAGATAAAATTATAAAAATCTTCTTCAGACATTTTATCATTCTTAATTACATCGTGCCTTTGATTTGCAGAATCAGCTGGTGCTTTTTTACCATTAACCATTTTATTTGACATAGAACCTTCAAATCCAATATTGTAAGGTGGATCTGTAAATACCATATCAGCCTTTTGTCCGTTCATTAACTTTGCAACTTGGTCGCTATCTGTGCTATCCCCACAAAGTAATCTGTGTTCGCCTATCTCAAATAAATCGCCTAATACTATGTCCGTTTCAATACCGCCATCTGGAACTGCAAAGTCATCTTCTTCTGCTTCTAATACTTCAAAATCAGGTATTTCAAGTCCCCATTCTTTTATTTCAGTTTCGTTCCAATCAAATTGGATTGCTTCAAAGTCCCAATTAATATTGGCTTTTGCTGAAGCGTTATCCGCAAGGGCTAATTCTCTACCTTTTTTTGAATCAAGGTCTATATCCATTCTTTTGACCGCTACAATTTGATTCCCTGTTGTTTCAACTACAATTACATCATCTAATCCTATTGAACCTGCATTTTCAATAGTTTTATTACCAGCTATTATTCGGTTATTTTTATCTATTAAAATTGAACGACCTGCACCAAATTTGCGTAAAGACTTTTCTATAAGTGAATTACCAAATTCGCTTCCTTTGTTGTAGTTTTTATCATCAGGTGTTAAATCTGATATTTTAAGATTGCTCATATTTTAATATTTTACCCCCATAGGTATCGGTTTTATAATGACATTCTATACATAATGTTCTACCATTATTTAAATCAAATCTCAAATCTTTATATTTAGAAAAAGGCTTAATATGGTCAGCTTGTAATTTACCACCTATTTTACCACAATGTATGCAAGTATAATTATCTCTTTCAAAAACGCTTGTTCTCCATACTTTATATTCAGGAGATTTTCTGGCTAATTCACTTTCGCTACTTTTACCACCTTTCCAAAATTTGCTTTTCTCACCTGTTCTATCAGGAAATTTCATGCCCAATGCTCCTCTTGGGTGTTCTTTCCCTTCCCACATTTTAATTCCCTTGTTCCATATTGTTATACCAATTTTAGCTTTAGACATTTTACTCTTTGTTTCATCACTTATTTGTCTTTTAGCATAACATTCTTTTGAGCAATACTTTGGTGTTCTTGATTTACAAGCCTTTTTAGATGTAAATTGTTTTTTACAACAATTACATTCAAATATCTTAATAACCTTGACCTCTATAATTGCGTTCTTTTCTATCATTTTTATTATAGGACTTTTTGTATTTGCCGCGTTTCCTTTTGCCAAAATTAACCTTTTTTGAATCACTTTTAACCTTTGCCATTAATTTTTTTATTATGTATGTCTTTTAAATAATCGTAGTGCGTCTTTGTGTCCCCCATTACAAGATGGCATTGCCTACATAGCGCCTGTAAGTTTTCAATTGTGTCCGCCTTTTTAGATCCCCCCATCCCCCTCGCGTCTATATGATGAATGTCTACTGCCTTAGATCCGCAAGCCTCGCAAGGTATAAAGTCCTCTATTCCGTAACCGAAATAATCAAGATATATTTTAACGTGTTTTTTCATTATCGATTTGTTCAAGTTTCCTTTGCGCCCAAGCTACTCCTTCATCCCCTCCCCAAGCTAACCACATAAGCGCACCGCAATCATTCTTAGGATCGCCTTTGCTATTCTCTCTATGCCTTTCGAAGGATGCCATTCTCGCAATAGTGTCCCTTGTAATATTTTCGCCTTTAGCTAATTGATTAGCACGCGCCCAACCAACAGGCGTGCCACATTTACGATCATATTGATCCCTTATATTTATTGCCCTTTGAGCATTTACCCTTGCGGCTTGTGGGTAGTCTTTATAACTATCCGCCATTGATACACGAATTGCAGCCCATACGCTTTGCGCCTTTTCCTCTGTATCGTATATGCAAGCACCTGATCCAATTCTATATTTCCCGTTTGAGCATTTAATTACCGGCATTTCCTATTAGTTTATTATAAATAGCAAACCTTTGCTTATTTACTATGTGCAGATTAAAGTGCTTATTGCAATACTCATAAAGGTCATTCCCGTATTGTTTCCTTGCTGCCTGATCGTGGGTTAATAACTTAATCCAATAATACCAATCCTTTTGGCTATTGACGTGGCAAGCAGGATAAAAGCCCTTATAAGGATGCACATTGCTAACAATTGCAGGGTTTTTCTTTGATGCCGTTTCTAATACCTTTAAATTAGACTTCATTGAATTAAACTTAGAATCCACTAAAGGGATAAGACTTATGTCTGAATCGCAATAAGCCGCCATATATTCCGTTACAGGATTATAATTATAAATCGTAGGCTTTAGCTTTAATCCATTTGTAAACGCGCAAATCATATTATCCCAAATATGTTTTTCGCCTTCATTATACCCCGCTATGATTGTTCGTACAGGGAAATTTATGCGCTTCATTGGGTTGCGTAGTATTTCCAAGTCCTTGCCATGCGTTCCTGATCCCGACCAAAATAACCTTATAAGATCCGAAGGCTTTTTTTCTACAATAAATTGCTCCTCGCCGTATGGAATAGCATTAGGCAATATTTCAACGTTTATATTATGCTTGTATATTTCCTGTGCCAACCTTTCATGGGTACAAGTACAAAGATCTGCAATTCTTATCCAATTAATAATTTGTTGCGGTATCTGATTTGTAATATAATGCTTGTAAAGTATATGTGAAGGATCAAGTTCCCAATGATCGTCATTATCGACTATTAATTTAAACCCATACTTTTTTCGCCATTCAATCATTTGTTCTGGCGTTATATTAGCAAGCATCCTATTCATAACCACAATATCAAAGTTCCCTTCAAATGTTTCCTCGCTTAACGTATCCGTGATTAAGCAATAATCTTTTTTCATATTAACCAATGGCATCATTATTCTATGATACCCAACCCCGCTTTGCTTACTCGTTATTGCTAAAATTCGCATCTAATTTTTTTTTCTGTATGGTATATAGGTTGATATTTTTCCCAAATAGCCTGCGCCCTTTGTAGGCTTGCATCCTTCATAGCCCTGTAATCTGTGCCATTTCCAACATCGTGTCCGATATGTTCGCTTCTTAGATCTGGAATATAGTAATTAGTAAACCCCGCAATTATAGCCCTCTCTGCATAATCCCTGTCCTGCATTCCGTATGGATCGTATTCTGTATTGTACCCTCCGATGGTATCAATCAATTCCCTCGTTATAAAATTATCCCCAAATGGCACGTGGGTTTTATGTATCCCGTCAACCAATGGTGGCAATTCCTCTACGCAATGTATTCCAATAATGCCTGTTTTTGACACACGTTCTGCAAACATAACCCAATTTTTAAGCCAATTGGTAGGTAGTAAAATATCATTTGCCAATAAACATACTCCGTCATATCCTCTGGTCATATTAAGCCCTGCATTAACTCCGGCTCCAATCCCTCTTTTATTCCCGACATTGCAATTTGCCCAATTAAATAAATCATAAGGTACTTGATCGCTGCCATTGTCTACTAAAAAGCAATCGGCATCATATCCAGAATTAAAAAAGTTCTGATCAATTACGCGCTTTGTTAAATCGTTTCTATTTAGGGTTAATAAAATTACGGCTACATTCATTGTAATATATAAGTTTTGCTTTCGGGTTTATCAATAATTAAACTATATCCGTTTACTTGCATTATTTCGTTTATTTTATTCCATCCTATTGTTAGTTTATGTGTACCAACATATCCATCCCAATCATTCCCTTTGTCTGTCAATGGGGATTCAAAATGAATGTATTTTACCCCTTTGCAATATTTAGCTAAATCTTCAAAATGATCATTGCTTAGGTGTTCAATAAAATGAGTAGCTATAATAAGATCTGCATTTATTGTTCTTTTATCTTTAAACCAATCAAATTTTGTAGGCAAAATATAATTAACCTCTTTACATTTAGTTGAACGAATTGCAGCTTCGCAAATTTCTATTCCATACCAAGATAATATATCAAAGTCTTGCATTGCTTGTTTAGCTAAATCGCCTTTCCAGATGCCAAACTCCAATACTATTGGTTTATCACATAGCAATAGGGCTTCCTTTACATTGTCATAGTTGTAATGATTCTGCTCTGGATAACGTGCTTCTAATTCATTATGATAAGCTATTTGCTCATCGATTGTCATTGTGTCGTAGCGTTCACGCCACTTGTCAAATTCGTTCATCTTTTTATATTTGGTGAAAGGTATTTTGCAGGCACGCCTGCGTATTTACTAAATGATTCTGATTCCCCTTTAAAAAAAGCACTTGCGCCAATCATACAACCTTCGTTAATTACACTAAACTGATGCAATACTGCGTTTAATCCTATGTTTGAATATTGTTTAATAACTGAATGTCCGCCTATTTTAGCCCCGCAGCTTATTGTAACATTATCCGAAATATTACAATCGTGTCCTATATGTGCGTGTTTCATAATAAAACAACTATTTCCAATAATAGTCGGATCTTCAGTACCTGCGTCAATAGTAACTAATCCTGTAATCATGTTTCCATTTCCTATAATTACTTTTCCTTTTGGTTGCCCCCAATATTTTTTATGTTCTGCGGGATCGCCTATAATACAATAAGCACCAATATAATTGTTATCACCTAAAATAACATTATCGCCTATGATTGCCGTTGGGTGTATAAAATTTGCCATATTATTGTTTTTCAAACCATTGATACAATCGCATTACCATTTCGAACTTACAAGCACCGCACCATACTGATACGATAAAATTAGGATCTAAATATAATCTATAAATATGCTCGTACATTTTTAA